AGAGCACGGGGGTCTGTCAGGGCTAAGGTAGAGAATGCGTCGGTAGCATGGCTTGACCAATCGTGCACCGGCTCATTCTCGTAGCGCATCATCTTCTCATTCCATGTTTTGTGATATGACTTCAGGGCTTTAATACCTCGGTCGCATTTTGTTTTATCGAAGTAGCAGCGCGGCAGGATTGTGCGGATTGCATCGATTGCTTCCTCTTTCTTGTTTGGCTTCGGCACGGTCTTGAAGTTAATGCCAAGCTTTATCGCTGTTTCCTTTCGGCTCATACCGCTCGATAGCTCGCGCACTTCAATGTCATGCGGTGCGTAGTGCTCGCCATATACGTAGCCTCGCTTATCTAGTTCAGCAAAATAGAATGGCAAACCCTCCCCTGAGTTCTCGTAATAATCGATTACTCGTATCTCATTCGCATAGAGCTGGACAAACCATATTGACATACTGTCATCGATTCCTAAGTCCCAATATGTGTTAACGCGCAGCAATGGATCATATGGTACGTCGCGTATTCGATTCTCATTCTCAGCACGACGCATACCGCCGCCAAAGTATGCGCCAGATACCGGTGCTTCAAATGAACAGTAGTACTCCTGGTCGACGAAAGCGTTTGCTTCCTCTTCAGATTGACCGCGCGCCAAAAATCGTTCGATTGTTCGTTGGCGGATTTTAACCATCTGCTCAGGCGTAAATACATTGGTGTCGTCTACTGTCAGCACTGAGACGTATACGCCTGGGTCGTTCTTCCAGTTTTCAAGCATATACTTCAGCCAACTATCGCCATTCGCCGTACCATTGACAATAACTATACCGCCGTTCGCTTGAACGATCGGCTCGATGATATCGATGATTCGCGGGTCATGCATTTGGATTTCAGACAGTACAAATAGCTTACTGTTACCTCCACGAGCACGTCCGGGCTTAAAAAACGACATCACACGGAGTGATGTGCCGTTTATGAAATTTACTCGCTTCAGACTATCGTTAAGTCCATTGTCACGCCTATGCTTGCGTTCGCGTAAAGCCATCGGTATGAAATCAGTGAATGCTAAGCCATTGTTGGTCACCGATTCCCATAGGTTGTCGCGCGCCATATCGCCAGTTGGAAAACCATATTTAATCGTCTCGACATTCTCTGCGCCATGCTCAATCGCCGCGTTCCAACTCGTTAAGTCCTTGCCGCCGCGGCGATGCCATATTAGTACAAATAGCCAATACTTTTTACCCTTATGCTTCCCTTCGCCGTGTAACGCATCCCAAAAATCCTTCTGATAGTCGCGCGCACGGTAGATGTGCGGCAGTTTAATTATCGTCATCCGTCTCCTCGTCTGCATGGTGGCGCGTTTCGATAACCAATTTCGACTCGCCGCTATTCTCTTGCTCGACTTTATTTTTCCAGCCAAAATTATTAGACAATGAAAATATCGTGCCAGCAACCGAACCTTTACTCGAATACAGCCGTTCTTCGGCAAACGACTCAATTTTCAGCTTTGCCGCTTTTATAGTGTCAGAAAACTCGTCGCGCTCTTCGTAATCAAGTAGTGTTTGTCTGGTAGTTCCCAAAAAAAGAGCTAGCCCCGTTATCGTGTACGGACGCTGCTCAGACACACGCTTTTTCTTCACAACAATTGGCTCAGCGTCCATGTCTTCAACCATGCGCCCTTTTTCATTCTCAACCAGCGGTTGCTGCAAAACTTTCACTGTCTCAATGTGCGGGTCGCAATACTTAAAATACGCCTTGATCTTGCGTTCAAGCTCTTTAACCGTCGCAAATTTCAGAGGTCGTCCGCCTGCATGTTTTCCATTTTGCTCAGCCAAAAGAAAATACCCCCTAGTATCATTAAAAATACCAGCTGGGGGTGCTGTATTTTTCATAATACACAAAAACGAGCATCCTGTCTATATTTCGGACCGCGTTTTCAAAAATCTGTTAGTTTGGATACTAGCGAGAAAAATAACCACTCTCGGGTGGTTATTTTTACTACCGCTCAACCACCAACTCAATACACCGCTTCTTATGGCACTTCATGCAAGCGGCTACGATGAAATAAGCACGCTCACCTTTATAGCCCATGCTTTGCTTAATTTGTTCAGCGGTTCGCTCCGGCTTAATAGTCTGCTTAAATCTCTGCCAGTCATGCTCACAGGTGTCGTTGTATTTAATGCAACGCTGTTTTTTACGAGCTCTAGCTTCGGCAATTTTATTTTTTGTAGCCTGTCTTATTGCGGAGAGGTTCATTTATAAACTCGTCAATTATCGCTTTAATTCTAGACTGCGTCTTGTCTATTTCATCTGGCACTAAACCAGATAAATCTACGATTAGCGGGAAACCGCATATTCTACCTATTTTTCTAAAACCATCTACCGGCAGTCGCTGCTCCTCGACAAACTCGACAATATGCCGCACCTCAACTTTTTCTCCGGTACTCAACTCGTGTAGCCGCTTATTGAATAATTTCTTTTCCAAAATAAAAAGCCCCCAGATTTCTCTGCGAGCCTACTGCGGCATTACCGCTCGTGGCTATTACATATTCACCATATCACGAGTTTTTCAGATTCTCCAACATTTTTTCTATTTTTTATTCATTTTTATGACTTTCATCTAATTCACCGCGCGATGCAAGGTGAAATAATACTATTATAGGAAGGAAATTGCCAGTTATTCGGACGCTATTTTCTCAAGCGCAGTCCGCGCCTTAAAATACAGCTCATATTTCGCTTCCTCTGGTGCATCGGACAGATCAATCAGCAAATCCATGCCGCACAGTTCGCCGATTTTTGGCGTAGAGCTTTTGTCCTTGGAGCTGCTTAATTTAGCAATAGCAGCGTTGTCTAGTTTACTTGCTAAATCTAAAGTTGCAGTGATTCGGGTGACCTCTTCTGGAGTAGGGAGGTCTGTTGCGGTTTTCTTCATTTCAATTTCCTTTCTTTTATCGGTTTCTGGATTGTACACTACGCTCGCAGAATTTAAATCGTTGGCAATATCACTCATTCCAAAAATTTGGGCATGACGATTTCGAAGGGAGTTTATAGAGAGCAGTCTTTTACGTGCAACTCTATAAATATCTTTTACACGTCCACTGCAATAGTGACTATAACCATAGTAGTAGTCGTATTTTATCCACTTATGACATTTGTTGCAGTGGATAGATGGTCTTGATTCACTCTTCGTCATTTCTATCGTCCAACCTTACCTTTTACTTAAAAATGCGATATTTACTATAATTTTCAGCTATAAATTTCTCTGCTCGACAACCCGACGCGAGATGCCAATTCGGAGCAAAAACGACAACATCAGCCTCTGCCATAATCTCTATAGATTTGGCGAGATACCATATGCCAGCATCTGGACCCTTAAAAGGGCAGTCGTCCTCAATAATCTGGTCTAACAATTCTAATTTAGACCCTGGAAAATCTTTTTTGACTTGTTTAAAAATTTGCGACCTAGTTTTTATAATTTCTTCCACGCTTTTGCCTCTCATTGGCATTGATATAAATACTTTCATAACTCCTCCTTGTTAAAATTTTGTTTATCGTTTGCATTTGTAGTTTTAATGAAACACTTTTATATCACCTTTAGAATCGTAACAATAGCGATATGTACCGCTTCCGTATTCACGTTTTGTAAACGTTCCAGCTCCAGGCCCGTACAGTTGTTCGCAGCGGTTCTGAGCTTCTTGCTCTATTTGTTCTGGACGTTTATATTCAAGGTGTAGGCTGCTTATAAAATTAAACAAACCAACGAACAATACGATCAGTATTATCTCCAATACACCAGGTTTGGATATTTTCCATCGTTCTTCTATTATAGTGTCGTTGTACTCTCTAAGAAGTACTGACATACCCCAAAAAGCTAAAAGCGCAGCAAATGATATTAAAGCCGATCCAATATCGGAATATCGAATAAATAACCCTGCTATACCCGTGGTTAGACAGTAAAAACACAATCTGATAGATAGAAAATCTCGATTATCCATCACTTCCTCCTCTCCTTATTTTCATTCAGTCATCTTCGATTGCCGGCACGATTATAGCTACCAGTATTATGATTGCGAAAAGTACTGCGATTATTACGAACATGTCTCTTCAACTCCTTTCACAAAAACTACCTTTTATCCTTGCGGCACATATTGCTCGTTTTAATTATTCCTACGCCCTCTCTCTAATGCGCTATGCTTTTCATATAAAATCTTGAGGGAGGCGCTGGTGCGTATCATACTATCTTCCAACGCTTTACGAAGATGCTTATCATCCGTGTTTTCGTCAAGAATAATCGACAGTTCTAACGCAACAGCCTTTAATCGCTCCTCCTGAACTAAGAAATCCAATAGGTCGCAATACCGATCTACACATTCTAATTTAGCGCGAGCAGAATGTGGCTTTTCATCAAAAGCAACAACATCTTTCACGAACCTCCTTAATACAGACCTCGCTACTGATTGGGTGAATATAGTCTCTGGAATGTACATTAGTTTAGCCCTTCTATTTCTTTAAACTTTTTAGTAACGCTTTTGATGTACTCCTCGTCATATTTATCTTTGCAACGCTTGTCTAGTAGTTTGGTTATTTCGTCTCGCGAATAGATGCATTTTGGAACACGCTCTTCTAGTGGACCATAACAACTACAATGACCTAATCCTACAAGAATAAACTTACCGTTGTTATCTTTGAGGACTGCTGCGCCCTCGCCCTCGTAGCACTCATAGTGATAATTATAGATAATATATTCGTAAGCTTCTTTATCCAGATATTGTAAATCGTCATCATCTAACTCTTCGCGCCCTACATTATAGATTTTCATTTCTCCTCCAAGAGTTCAGGGTTTTCGTGAATATTGCCGATAGTTTTATAATGTATGTGTTCGTAAGCAGCCAGCTTGCTATCACGAGAAAAACTACCACTGCCTTTCAGACGTCTCAACGGTTTATACCAAAACGCCCCAGCTTCCAAAGTGACGAGGTAGGCTATTTCGCCTCGATGGGCGTTTAGACTTAGATTGTCTACTACGATATCGTTCTCGCATATTAACCTGTCAGCAAGGATAGGTTCTGCGTACTGCTCAATTTCTAACCGTCCCTCAATCGGAATTGGTTCATTATCACCCTCAAGCTTAGCTGATACAAGCTTGTCGCCCTGCCAATGTAAGGACACGACTTTGCGCATTCTTTTTTCTAGGTTATCCCAGGCGCGGAATTTTAATTCTCGCATGTGTCAACTCCTAACTCCGCTACGCCAATTCGCTCTAATGCCATCTCGCTTGCCATAACGAAAATATAGGCAGTGCTGACACTAGCTGCTTCGGGAGTCGGTATGCCAATCAGATACTTTTTGTCATTCTCGAGCTCTTTAATCTCACTCACAATTCCCAAAGCACCACACCATTTGTGGTTTTCATTGAACTGTACAACGTCATTGAGTTTTAGTTTTGTCATATTTCCTTTCCATCCTTAAAACACTTTGAATAACCCATTTTGCCACCTGCAGATTCACAACGAGCCTTAGCGTTTGCTTTTTGCTGGAGTTTATCTTTAGACACTTCGTTCATCGAGATTAATAGTCCTACTAGTGAAACAGAAAGCAGTACTCCAATCATCGTCAACAAAACTCTCTCTTTCCTCGACTGCTCACAAACAAGTGTTATATCTGACTCTGTCATAGTACATCCTCCGCTTTGATAATTTTATTATTCGCTCTATCAACGGCGCATTCACCGTTATAAATTTCATCAGCGTAGTATTCTATGGTGTCTGCAAAATCTGTTTTCGATACAACACTATCACTCACGGCAGCCTTTTTGGCTTCAGCTTGAGTTTTAGCCTCGACAAAGACAGTACCCTCATGCACTACTCGAACTTTGACTTCGTAAATCATTAAACACTCCCTCTATCCAACACTGATTTTTTTAATATCTTGATGGCTTCGTCTACGAACTGGCTATAAATGGCTGTCTCTCTGGCTTTAATCATTCGCTGCAGCTTAAAGTATGGATCGTCAGGATTGAGCCTTGAATTGAGCCAGTCTTCAAACATATCACCGTTAAAATAGCCGTCTTGTGTTGACCACGGAAATACTATCTTGGGGCACTCCTTTTGGTGTTCTTGAGTTTTTTTACGTTTCATTGACATCTCCTTTCTCATGTCCACAAAATTAGTGGTTTAGTTGACATTTATTGCTCCATCCACGTCTCGCCATCGTCATACGGATTGACGCCGTTCACGAACTTGCCACAATTAGGACACTTTGAGGCAGCGTCTGGGAAACTCCCAACACGATATGGCTTTAGCGATGCTTGATATGCTTTCCAGTTTCTACTGTCGCCGCGAATAAGCAATATTTCGTCATCGCAACAATCGCGCTTTACTAGCCACCTATTTCTGTCCATACTGTCTGTATAATCAAACACCCAATTACACCATTCGATTTTAGGGGTCATTGCGCTCTCCTTAGCTACCTCTTAGAATAATCTTTTTGCCATCTTTGAGCCTGTAGCCGCTTTTGGTGTTATGGTCAAATTCCAGGCAATCTTGTCTGAACAAATAGTCGAATACTCTGCCCAAGATTAGAGCATAACAACCATCATCATGTAGTATCTGCTCTCTTATATACTGCTGTGGTTCTTGGCTGTACAGCGCATCGGGCTTTAAGTTCCATACTCTGTCACCAAGCGCTTTTTCGGCATCCTGTTGAGTTTCAGCTAGTGCATCTGCAAGGTCATCCACGTTATCTATCTTGACTTCAAAATCATCGTCATTATAAAAACCTGTACTCTGATATTTACAAGCTAGTCTACTAAGAGGACCGACCGAAAAATCTCCGTAGCCGTTTGATAGGTACATACTAGAATTTTCATCTACTTGTATTGTTATGTTAAAACCCATACAATCCTTTCCTTATCTACACGATTTCGTGTAGTTTAGTCGTGTTCTTATGTTAAATATATGTAAAGTACATGTATGTTGTTTACATGTTCTATTGATGTTTATTCGCTAAATAGCGCAAGAATACTTTTGTAATATTACGCGTAATTTTGTCTAACTTCTTATGAGATACGTCGTAAAATGCACCAAACAAAATACTATACACACTATCGTAAATCTTCTCTTCTTCAACAAGGTTCTTGTTTTTATCCATTTCTTATTCTCGCTTATTTGTAGTTGGTGATTTCAACCGCATAACTGGTTGGCTATATAAGGTGATGATTTGCACGCACTGTCTTACGGGATTTTCACCACAGGGCTTCCACCGTTTAGTCAAAAGACTAAGCTGCGTCGTGTAAGGTCACATCTTTCGCTGCTCAAGTTGCAATGTCAGCAGTTACTTTTCTAACTCTAATTGCGGGTCTCGGTGAGGACTGCAACACCAACCCGAGAATATCGCTTTCGAGTCACTTATATAGCCAGTTGATAGCACCAAGGTTATCGACACCTGCCGTAGCTACTTTTACGGTACCAATTTGGTGCTACCAGTTGAATAGACAATCGGGTGGATTTGAACCACCGTCGCGTACGTACACGTGCTACAGCGCGGCTCTACCAACTAAGCTACAATTGTCTATCCAGTTATGCGGTTGAAATGTTAATGTTCGCTCAGTTTTTTGACGTATGGTAGGTCATTGGTTAACAGCTTTTACCTATTCGATTGGCCCCAGGTCTTTGATTGCTTCCTCGACCTTAGCCTTATCGTACTTTTTGCCGTTTATTTCGATGGTGGCTTTTAGGCTGTTTGGGTCAAATACCTGGTAGTCTAGTTTCTTCAATTCAGCCACTGTGTACCAGTCACCAGTTGCATCTTCACTCCCTCCGTAGTTTAATAGATAACAGCCATCCAATGCTGCTAAAATCTTTCTGGTGTCACCATGACTATCGCGAATCATGTCGCCTCTGCAGAGGTTATCCAGTGTCTTTTCGGCAGGTTCTAACATCTGGTCGCTCCAGTTCCATTCGTTCTCTGTAGCTTTATACCAGTCTTTATGTGTATCTCTTATCGTGAATACTTCACCACCTATTCTCGCCATGGAACTGTTACAACGCACATCATCATAATATTTATCTGCGACAAGCCCTTTGCGAACTTTGACTTTATCACCGACTTTGAATTTATTTGCTGACATTATATTTCCTTCCTTTTCCCCGTAGGGTACATTTAGCTTTTACCTGTATCGGACGGGTCTCTGTACTCGTCTAAATCTATATCTTCACCATCTACTGCTATCTCACAACCTAGAATAGACAAGTCTTTATGTTGCTCTGGTGAGCCATTTTGGTATGCCCAGTACATAGTGTCATCAGCGACTTCGTAAGCCTCATCTTGATTATCGGCTTTTACTGATAAATAGCAGTCCAAGGTTATTTTTACTGGAATACTAAATTCTTTCATCTTTCCTCCTCGATTCCAAAATAAATCAACCAGTCTTCTCGGTTTTCTTCGATAGACCTTTCGGCTTCTTCCTTGGTCTCATAGCGTACAGGTTCACCAGCGTCTTCGAAATTAACATATTGCGCGGACATCTCGTGGTGTCGGTAGTTATAGACAACAATCCACCCACCTTTATCATTCTCGAAATCTGGTTTAAACGTTGAAGTTCGGCGTAGTCTGGTTTCAACTA